GGGTGGTTTTTTGTTTCGCACGCTTTAGCGCACTCAACCGGGCCTAAAGGCATAAACAAGACCACCGTTAGCAAAACGGCGGTGCCCAATCGGTCCACTGTGCAACCAATCAAATTTAGGCGTGCCCCAAATGACTGTATGACCGGCAGCATTGTAATAGTCTGAGTTATTCAGATAAGCCAATACTTGGTCAAATGATGATCTGAAATTATGATGTCCAGGAAAAGCAAATGCATCAAAGGTTGACTTGACATACTGTAGTGGTCCACCTGCAGGATTACCAGCTAGCGAGTTCACATCAGTAATTGTCTGCATAATATTTCGATTCCCGGTCTCTGACTTAGCCACTTCAATGATATCGTGTTGCATCTTTGACCACCGCGATTTAGGAACTTTAGTCATCTCGAGTGCGCGACTAATCATTGAATGAGTGATTGCACCACCATTTGGTCCTTCGCTCTCGCCGTATTCTTTGAGAATCTTACCGACCCAACTTTTAGCACTATCAACACTAAAATCCACCATACTTTTAGCAACATCTAGCGGATAGCCACCTAAGCCGGTAAATTTAACAAACTTGTTCATAGCAGCTTTCAATACTTTTTCAGGGTGCGTGACATCGTCCCAGATATCACTTGCCGTATCTTTCACACCATCGGCAAAACTGCCTACACTGTCCCCTATACCACTGAACAAATCACCAAAATTCGGCATGCTAAAGTTGAAACTTGGCAAATTGAAGTTACCAATACTTGAAAAGTCAAAATCAAAGTCTCCAATACCACCGGCATAGTGTGGCACCATTGCTGTTACTTTACGAGCCGTTTGTGCCGCATTGAGAATTTGAGTACCTCTCGGAAGATTGACCATCATATTGCGAACGGCTGGGAAAAGACCTGTTCGTCCATTTGGTAACTTGTATGCTTCACGATACTTATCACCAACCTGATCATTAACGATTGCTGGACCACCTTTATGGCGACCACCAGTTGCAAATGAAGGAACACTCCAGTGGCTCAATGACTTTGCTTTGCTGGAGGCACCTACGTGATTGAGAATCCATTTAATGCCATCGATAACGCCATTAACGGCTTTTCCAATCGTACCAATAATTGCATTAGCAACATCCGCAGAACCCTTTTTTACAGACTTCCAACCAGATGAAAGACCGCCACCAATTTTACCGCCTAAACCACCGGCCCATTTTGCAATTGTTTTACCCGTGCCAGTTCTAAACGAGGCAACCCAATTACCTAACTGAGTACCGGCTCTTAACGCAGCCGTCCTAGAACTCCCCATTCCAGAACTAGTCTTCGAGCCTAAACTTCCAGCCCAACTAGAGACAGTCTTACTTGCGCCAGTTCTAAAGTTATTAACCCATGAACCTAACTTACTACCCGCATTCTTGGCTAATCGTTTGCCATCTTCGACTTTAGTATTAACATTACTACCGATATTTGATGCCCATTTTCGAATACCGACGATTGCACCTTTAGATTTGCTCGTAAACTCAGACGTCCAGTTACCAATCTTTTTACCCGCTTCTTGAGCGGCCTTTTTACCATCAGAAACTTTCTTATGAACACCGCTACCAATATTCGACGCCCAAGTATTAACGGTTCTTTTAGCGCCGCCAACAAAGCCAGTAGTCCAATTACCAATGTTCTTTCCTGCTTGTTGAAAATCCTTCTTGGCATTTGTTATATGAGTTCCAACTTTTTTACCAACACTCTTAGCCCAATCGGAGGCTTTACCCGGTAATTTCGATGCCCATTTAAGAATATTCTTACCTGTTTTTGTATCTTTAAGGAACCAGGAAGCAATCGTGCCAACCGGATTAATAATAAAACCAATTATTTTAGTCCAATTTTTAGAAATCCAATCGATTGAATCACCAAACCATTTGGTTATATTCTTCCAAACAGAATTACAAAAATCTCTAAATTTCTTATTATGTTTGTATAGCGCGACGAATCCAGCAACTAATGCAGCGATAGCCAATACCACTAATGCTACTGGATTCGCGTCCATAACTACATTCAATGCAGCTTGACCAACAGCAGCCAGTTTAGACCACACAGACCAACTCTTGAGCGCCTTCCAACCATCTGCTAATGCAGTAGCATAATCTGACCACTTCATTTTTGCAAGCGACCATAATGTCTTCACGTTGCCAACAGCTTCTTCTAGCTTATCAATTCCAGTAATCCCTTTAAAAAAGTCTCTGAGAACATGCCCTTTACCACCAATAGTAGCCGCTTTGTCAGCTAATTTTCCAAGTAGTCCTATTCCATTACTTAGCCCCGTCATTGTTACTTTAAATGCAAACATAGTTACTAAGACTTTCGCCATTGCTTCAACGGCCGTATGGTGTTTATCTACCCAACTGGAAATCCCACCTAATGCATCTGCTAACTTCTTAAGCATGCCAACGATAACTCCACCAGTCCACTTTGCTAATGGCTCAAGGAACGAATCCCATATCCATTTAAAGGCTGGCTGTGAAGCTTGAATAATGCGGTGAAGCAACTTAAGCGCCGCAGCTAATGCATCGAAGAAAGTTGGGATTAAATTAGTAATCGTGTATTTGGCCAATGGTAACAGGATATTTTGATATCCCCAATCCAGGCCGTCCCATACATCTTTGACTACTGGTCTAATCGCTTTTAGCAATCCATCAATCGATTGTAGTAAGGGTGTGAAATTAAGCTTAGAAGCCCACTTAACGGTTGCTCCTGTCATGTCGTTTAACGCACCCAAAATGTCATTAACCATACCGAGCAGCGTTTTAAAAATAGATGTACCAACGCCGCCATGTTGCCAAGCCTTGTCAAATTGGCCGCCAAGTGCACTAACAGTATTAAAGATGTTTGTGAATATCTTGTAGAGATTTGATGCAATTTTCTCACCCGCACCACTATTCCAAGCATTACGAAATGCTACTGCAATATTATTAAGCACTTTTACTACAGCGTTCAATGCATTTAAAATTGATTGAATAAGCTTGGTACCAGTGTTGCCATGATTCCATGCATTATCAAACGCCTTAGCGATATCACCAATCAGCCCGACTAAATTTGTCACCAACGTAATGAGATTGGCAAAAATCCGTTCGCCCAGATTGCCGCCATTCCATGCACTACGGAATGAAGTGGCAATATCGTGGATCAGTTTCAATACATTATTCAGCGAATTGAAAATAGTTTGGACTAGCTTAGTACCACGACCGCCGCCACCTTCCCATGCTTGTGAGAACGCTTTGGCAATATCACCAATAATGTTAAGCATGTCTGCTAACAGCTGTAAGATAGCTTCTACTGTCTTCTGACCAGTACCGTTGTCCCATACATGCATAAACGATCGTCCAACATCGCTGAGCGCTCGTTCAACCTCTTTCCAAGCATACTTAGCAGCATCCACTACTGAGTTACCCTTGGCGTCCCAAGCTGCCTTCATTGGGTCGAACAGCTCACCTAAAATTTTTTGCAGTTTTTTAGCTGCATCAGTTGCGCTGTTGAATGGCTGACCTAATGGTACGCCGAAATTGACACCATCATCACCAGCTCCAGCATCAGTACCATCCGTCGATTGCAGTGGCGTACTTTCCGGTGCGTTTTGTGTTGGCGTTGAATCTGGTGCCGTTTGTGTTTCCTGCGGAGTAAAAGTCTCCTTTGGCTTTTTATCATAAGAGTAGTCTTCATCATCATTGCTCTTATCAAGAACATTCAGTTCATCAAAGCCCATCAAAGATTGCATGAGCTCTTTATTCTTTTTCTTGGTTGCTTCCATTGAGGCCTGGGACCGTTTATTTGCAGCCTCAATTGCTGCATTAGCAGCACGAACTTTGGCTGCACCTTGCTTATTAGACTCCGCAATTTGTCGATTTGCTTCACGAACTGAGGCTGCTTGAGCTTGATTTTGAGCGCGTATTTGTGCATTAGCCTCACGAACCGACTTTGCCTGGGCAGCGTTTTGTTTTCGAATCTCTTCGTTAGCCTTCTTAACAGAAGCAGAAGCTTTACTAGAAGCTGAGGCCGTGTCATTCAGTGCCTTAGACTGCTCATAAAGGCCCTGCGCACCTTGTCGAGCTTTGGAGTAACTCATACCCGTTAGTGCTGACGTGAACTGTGCCAACCATGATGTGGCTTTAGATAATGATGACATTAACGCATTCACGGCCGGAAGAACAAAGTTATAAATCGGATAGAATGCTGTCAGTAAATTGACCTTGATTTGATTCAGACTACTTGCAAACTGCGCGTTCGTCTTAAATGCTGTCATCATCCCAGTAGCAAGTTGCGTCAAGCCTTGGTACAGCAACCCAAATACGATTAATTGTGATGGGAGGTACTTCAACTGCTGGGCAATGCCGCCCAGGGCCCCACTGGTCCGTCTAGCACTAGAAGAGGCTTTGTTCATTGAAGAACTACTACTATTTCCAAAATTGCGTATCCGACTTGTTGCACTTTGAATACCGTTGCTAATGCGACTGAACCAATTAGAAGGCCCCTTACCGGAACCTGATCCTTTATTCATTGCGCTACTTGCCGCACTGCCGAAACGATTATACGAACCTGCCGCTCGTGTAGCAGCCGTCCCGGATTCACCCATCTCAGTATTGAGCTTACCAATTACAGATTTAAGTTCGTCACCACGATCAGAAACATAAGCATAGCTCTTGTTCAGACTATCATTGGAATTAATGAGCTTGTTCATCTTATCGCGTGTGCTCATGATGCTCTTTTCAAGTGCCGTGCTTTGCTTGGTCAGCCGGTCGCTGGCACCCATAGTCTTCATAGAATCCTGAACATCACGATAGGAGCCCTGCAACGCCTTCAACTGACGCCGATAGGTTTCAATTTTAACTTCGTTTTGATCCATAGCTTTAGAAATCTGCCGCAGTGAGTCCGGCACCGCTTTAAATTCTTGTCGCATTGATTGGGCTAGAGCTTTAGCTTGGTTTTGATAACGCGTCATCTGAGCTTGAGCGGACGCAACCTGATTATCAATTTTAATTCCTTGCGTCCCATTCTGTTGAGCGGTATTCAAGGACGTTTTTTGATTCATTAAGTCACGCATCTTGGCTTGAGCAGCTCGGGCCTGATCCATCTTTGCATTGATATCACTCAGCATGGCCTGTAAGTCCTGTTTTACCTTAACCCGGCTACCGGTAAACATCTTGCCAGCATTCTGGTTGACCTTGCTAGCCCCGGTAGATGTCGAGCTACTCATTCGTTCGAATGCAGTTTTGATAGTCTCGTTCAAACCGGACAACTGGTCTTGCAACTTTTGAACACCTTTAGAAACATCCATCGACTGCTCGGTCTTGTCCATACCGGACTTCGCACTATCAGCGGTCTTCCCCATCAATTTATCAATCATCGGTTGAACCTTGGCAAATTGTTGTTCCATTTGTTCAGTGTTCACTTTGAATAGCAGTTCAATTTCTTCAAGTTCCACGTTGTTTCCCCCTTCCTATGTAGTTTTTTTGAATTTTCGGGCTGTCTTAATCTTTTGCGATTGCTGCATTAGAAGCAACTGGTCCCGTTTCCATTCAGGAACAGAATCCGACGATGTACTAGTCGCTGTTTTGATAAATGGATAAGCCTCTTCAACCGATGGCATTTTGCTAGGGTCGTTCAAAGCAAATGCCATCATATCAGCTTGCTTGTGATCCATTACCGCTCTCATTCGCATATCATCTATACGGTTACGATTATTTGCGATTACTTGAACCATGAGTTCACCAAAATCAAGTTCCCAAAAGTGGTCAGAATCAATCCCAGATTGCACGGCCAATGGGTAAATAGCACTTAGCAACTCAGAAACAGTCTGGTAATTATTGCTTAAAGTGTCGTCTCGGTCGTTGGTTCGTTGTCCAGAGTGACTTCCGATTCCGTATTCGTCTTCGAAGCCGAAGCTGTCTTGCCGAAAAAACCAGATTCCTGGAATAAGTCTGTTAGCACTGTAAATAAATCCATTGGGGCATGACCTTCATCAAAATATTTTTCAAAGGCAGCAAAAATGTCGTTATCAGTAACGCCGTGAGTTTGGTTCGAACCTTGCAATACGATAAGCATTTCATTCAATGGTGGCAATTTCATTCCGCCATCCGCACTCATAAAGAGCGACATCATAGATTTACCCAAGCGTTTTTCAATATTCAAAATATCACGGCCTGTTAACTTTAATTCAAGTTGTAATCCACCCATTTCAAACTTCTTAGTTGCTTTCTTTACTGTCATAACGTAGTTCCTCCATTTTTATTATTCGTCTCATATCAGCCTGCTGGCCTACTCGTCTCTTACTCAAGTTAATTATTATCTGGATAAAATGTGACGGTTCTAAGCTCCGGCGCTACTACTGGCCGTTGCAAAGTCCGGTCCGTCCGATACGATAATCGAAATCGTGTATTCAAGTGCTCCGTTGACAGCAACGTTACCCATTTTGACGGTATATGAGCCAGTGAAAGAAGCTGTCATCCCATCAGGATAAGTGACCTTCCATTTATATTGCTTATTGTCACCATTGTGCGTTAAAGCCGTTGCAAAGTTGCTGCCCTTGTACACAAAGGTAAAAGCTAACGTTGATATATTTTCAATCCCAGGAACTGACTTCTTTTTCGTATCTGATAAATCAGTCACATCAATATTTTCTGGGTCTGAACCCATGTCAGGAACGGTCTTAATACCGCCAATTTCATCAAACTTAGTGCCATCCACTGACATTTCAAGCTTGGTCCCTGTTCCGGCAAGCCCGGCACTAGCGTCTGCAGCAAATCGTTGTAAATCAAATACTGTTAAATTCTTTTTCAATTTCAATCATCCTTTCAACTTTCAAATACGCGGTGACTAGTGTTATCAACAACACCAGTAAATCGTAATACAGTGCGATTCACACCCGCTAAATTGCTATCACCAATATCGCTTGAAAAGCCCATATCACCAAATGATGACATGAGCTTATTCGTGATTGCCGTTGTGCTACCTTCTTTTAAGAAGAGGTCAATTGTGATCGTCCATTCCGTTTGCAACTCTTGCTGATTAGCATCACGAAAATAGGCTTTATGTGCCGTGTTGTATACAGCGATTGGGAACACCGTTAAATTATCTGGGTACGTGGTTGAGACCTGTTTAATTTCCGGTATAGCCGTTAGTGCTTGATACACTACTGACTTCACATTAATAATTACCATCAACTACCCCCTAATTTGTTATGGAGTGCGGCCTCCACACTCTGCTTAATCATCTCTGGTGCCTCACGACTGGCTTGTTTGACGGCGGGGGTTAAAAACTGGCGGGCGGGTTGACCGCTTGTCCGATAGAATGTGTGTCCGTCGATTTCGATTTTAGGCATACCATACAGTTCACTCAGGTCAGTATCAACGTCATCAGCAGGAATGAACCAAGGCGTTTGCCTGTACACTGGTGTAAATCCACCGGGTAAATCTTTTTGCGACTCCTCACCTACTCGTCCAGTACCGAGCTCACGAAATAGCGCTACTGGGTCATCGGACCAGACACGACCGACAATCTTGCCATCACTATCGACAACCTCATATTTAATACTTCGAGCCAACTCACCATTTCCATACTTAACGCTGGATTGAAGTTCTTTGACTGCATAGCCCTCTGCTTTCTCAACAACATCAAAAGTAGCATCCCAGATGGCATCGTGAACCACACTGGGCATTTTTTTGAGCTGAGCTTTCAGCTTATCACTGCCACGCCATTCAACTTCAGCCATCCTATTCGCCTCGTTTACGTTGCTCTAAAGTGATATTTTTATGGGTGCTGAATGTTTGTATCGAATTGATAACGTAATCTGGCTCGCTATCTTTAGTAACATTGACACAAACACCCCAATTTTCTTGTTGACCTTCATTGATCTGATTACCTTGATACTTACCAGATTTAATGTACTTAAGGTCTTTGCCCCAGATTTGCGCATTCACTGAACCGCCAGCAGCTTGAATGTTCATCCTCACTGCAATTGGATTGCTCCATCCCGCCGTAATGACATTACCTTCATCATCGTGGCCTGATTGTTGTTGTCGTAAATAAACAGTTGTCAGGTCTGTTGGTCTAAGGCGCATTAGAATCGCCTCGTTTTCGCGACTCGGTAAGGTGCTAGCGCGGTTTTAATTATGTTAGGTAGTCCCAGTTCAAACGATTGAGAAACGCCGCCTTCTGACCGCGATGCTTCGCCTTCTGTTCCTTGCTCGTTGTACATGATAATGGCAAGCCGTTTTGCCTGAATTAGAATCGGTGTCGAGAGTGAAGACCGGGTATAATCCAAGCACGTTTGAACAGCATCATCAAAGATGTCATCAACCACCGCAGCATCCGGCGTGTCTTTCTTAACACCTAATCGCGTATATAGTCTTGTCAATTGTCCCGCCTTATCTGGTGGGCTTGGTTTAGCCATACGATCATCCTCTATTCTTCGTCGTCTGTTTCTAACTGAGCATTATCGGCAGTTTTCTCGTCCTTCTGCTTATCAAGACAAACAAAAAGCTCATCATTGAACGCGTCTTGCGTAATGCTGAGCTCATCACCTTTTTTATACCGAGTATCTTTATACCGAATTGGGTAATCTTTAACGCGAACCTTCATTATCAATCACCTCTAGGCTAAAACCTGAGCTTGAAATACCTCATCCGCCGCGGCAAACGCTGGAAGCGCAACTGCTGAGGCTTTTTCCCAAGTCCCAATTGGATCATTAGTTTCGGTATAAATCATATCGTAAACATTACCCACAGCGTTAATTTGCGCTGGGCCACTGAATTGTGCTAACTCTTCTGGAGTTGGTCCAAACACTTTATTACCAATCGGGTCATCGTTCATTAAGACAAGTCGATTTTCTGGGAAGTAACGACTCTTGGTAATCTTGCCATCTTTTCCGACTTGGGTATATTTTTGATCATAAGTCCGAAAAATTGGTAAACCTTGTGCCTGCATGAAGGTGTCAAAGTCGGCTTGTCCAAGTGCCCGAGTAGAGTTACCATACACGGCTTGTAGAACTTTGGTATTAGTCGTAATCAATCGATAAATCTTCCGACTAGTTAGCGCCCGGGTTGGTGTAATATCCATCTTATCGCACCAGCGCGTAATATCACCAAGGATATCCGCGTCGCCGTTATCCCATGTAGCAGCTCCAGTCAAAGCTTCCTGATGTTCAGTCGGAACTTGATAATCAAGTTGGACAGCAAGTTTACCACTTTCATCTGGCAAAATAGTCTTACCTGTTGCTAAAACGTCCATAGCGGTCTTTTCAATTCGTGCTAAAACGCCTTGATTGAGCACATCAAAGTCGTTATAAACGTGTTGTTGCAAGTAGCTAGCTTCTGCAGGCGTCCGCGGATTGAGCATCGCATACAAATCTTTTTCTTTAATCTGCATCTTGCGCTTAATCAAAGCCAGTTCGATGGCAGCGCCCGAGGCAGACCGACTGCCAATTTCGGCTTCACTATCAAAAGCCGCATAGGATGCAATCACTGGAATTCGATTTTGACGTTTCAAGATATCAACAGTTAGTGAGTTGACTTTGATTGCTGGGAATAGTTCATCACCTTGCATCGCTGGATACTGCCGATTCAATGAAAAATCGATTAAATCATGTTGCGTGAATAAATCTGAAATTTGAGCCATTTGTTTTCTCCTCCTTTAATTAGGCTTGTGATACGGCGGCGTCCGTATCAGTGAAAGTAATCTTCTTTAATGCCGTGATAGCCTCAGCTGTTGGCGCCACTGGTAAGCGTTGGCCAAATAAATAGCCTTCAACAATCACGCCAACCATTTGAGGACCATGTGTAACGTCCACTTCATTAATCGTGACTCCTTCCGCCTTAGCGTCATTAGTTGGATAAATCGTGCCGGCTGGAATAACTTTATGTCCAAAAGCATCCGTCTTCACCGCGTAACTGGTGTCATCAACCTGCCGTGAGAATGATACGAACTTTTCAGATGCCATGAAATTCTTTTGTTCTACTGTTCCTTTATCAAATACATAGGCCATAATCTAGTACCTCCCTATTTTGTCGCCCATAAACTGGACTTTGCTGGCTTTTGCGAGTTATTTAATTTTTCAGCTGCTGTTGCACCTTCAGATTTATTTGCGGATGTATCAGCACCCGGCAATGTGGTCCCACTGCTTGCGATTCGCTTATCGATTGCTTGCTGTAAGCTCTCTGTAAATGACTTACTGATTGCAGTGTAAGCCGCCTCCACGCCTTTATCATCTGCTAAAACATCATCACCAAAAGCCGCAATCAGCGCTGTCGGCAAATCGTCTGCACCCAGTCGAGCCGTAACTTTAGCTTTATTTTCAACAATAGTTCCATGGCGCTGTGATTCAGCAAGTTGCTTGGTTAATTGGTCTTTATCATAGTTAGCCTTTTCCAAGTCAGTCATCTTGTCGTAATCTTTTTGCTGCTGGGCTTCACTAGCCTGTTTTTCATCATGTGTTTTAATTGCCGAAGCAATCAGCTTATCAACACTTGATTGCCAGTCCTTTTCACTAGCAAACGATTTAAACGGCGTATCTGCCTGATTGTCTTGGTCAGAGTCGTCATTGTTGCTATTTTGATTGGCGTCGGTTGTGTTAGGCGTGCTATCAGCCGTCTGATTGCCACCTTCATCCCCGCCAGTTCCATTATCACCGTCAGCAAACATCTGTAAATTCATCTTTAGTTTGAGTAGCTTTTTCATAATTAAATTCCTCCACGCCCACGCATTTCCGATAACTCAGGCCACAAAAAAAGCACCCCGTGCATTACTCTAAGAGCCCCACACATTGTGCTAAATTGACCGTGGCGTCATTATCAGACCCACGCATGCTATTTAGTTTGAGTAGTTTAGAGACGTGCTCAGGTCATCCATGCTAATCCTGATGGAACATTGTCGAAAGGATCATCGTGGCGGTTTGTATTGCTGTTACTTGATCATATCCTTTATTAAGTGCTTCTTCATAACATGTTAGAAATGCATCCGTCATGAGCTTAAAGCCTTGCTTCGTGTCATCATCAAACGTCAAGCCCTTCATTGCCATCTCGGTGTAACGCATTAAATCCGAATTATCTTTACTCATCGTGTTCTCCTCGTCGTACTAAAAAACGCCCAATCAAAATGATTGAACGCCCTACATTGCAACAATAACGATATCTTGCCATTGGTCACGGATTTTCTTGCCATCAATTACATAATCAAGAATCTCATCAACGTCGTCAGTATCTTTGAAGTGATAATCAAAATCACCATTATCTTTAGAAATGATACGTTTGCCCTCACTGTCAAAGCCAATGTACCACTCAACATCATTGATTTTGATTTGAACCTCCATACGAACATCTAACGCAAATCGAAGTTGCTCCAAAGACTCTAAGTGATCCGAATCAGCTTTTACTCGTCTTACCACCATCTTTATTCACAATCCTTTCTGCAATCGTTAATTTCCGCCCAGGTTCTTCACGCCGGGGAACAATCTTGCCATTTTTCTTTGTAACGCGTAACCAGGGATGCGCGTGTGGCACAATCGTGTGCATTTTAGCATTACCATGGTCGGTAAAATCAATGTCCAGCCGGGCCTTTCCTGTCTTACCATAATATCTTCGTGTAACTAGTTGTCCATCGACATAACGGTCAAAAACTGAGTTGGCTTCCTGTTGATACGGAACACCGTGCACTTCACCAAAATTGTGTACATTGTTCAACGCAAATTGTTCGCGCCGAACCTCGCGCGCTACTTTCAACAGGTTCTGATAACTATCACTGTCATTATACTTCATCGTTTGAAAATCTTCGAATGTTTCGGGTACGTTATCTCCACCTAAAATCCGTTTGTATTCATCATACTGGGTAGTATCATACCGACGATTGCCAACCCGATTATCTAAACTATCGAAAGCCTGCGGACCATGCTTTAAGATTACTGCCTGGCGCCAATCTTGATAAGTAGCATCAGGCTTCAACTTAAGTTTTTCGCCAGTAATTGGATCATTTGCCGTCCGTGGTAGCATGTACTTGCTATCTGACAAATAGATGATCGCAACAGTTCGGCAAAACGGATGCAACGGTGGAAAATTTACGTTTACTTCTGCTTCATTCACATTAAATATTCGCCCATCAATATTTCGACAAATCTTTGACGTTCGCATATCTAGCACAGCAACCAGTTGGTACGTTTTAACACCACGTCTTTTCCATTCATTGAGCTTCGTTTGATTATGAAAGTAGTTGGCTTCTGTTCTAATCAATCGTCGTGTATTGTAGCTGCTAGCTCCAAACTCCTTAGCTAAAGCTTGTACCATGTCACGCTCACGCATACCACTCATCTGCTGAGCCGTGAATAGTTCACTGAGTCGGTCGGCTAGTTGGTCCGTGTTATGCCAAATCCGTTTAGAGTAGTTCTTGCCTTTAAACGGCGCATCTAATGTAGCCTTAACGTACTTCCCTGACAACTCTTTAAACCGTGTTATTGGTTCGTCTGGGTTCACTTTAACTGTTACCATCTCTTTACCCGTTTTAGGGTCAAAGATAGTTCTAGTGTGCATTTTAGGCTGACTATCAGCGCTCACGCCCGGAAGAATGACGTCTTTATCAAAGCCACCTATAATACTCTCGTTAGTTGCCTGATCAAGTGCTTCTTGAATTACCTTGGTATAAAGGTCCGTGGACTTCTCAATCTCAACAGATGCCGCTTGTTTCACCGCAATGTAGCTCTTAGCCTTGAGCTCTTCCAATCTGGTAATACGGCCCTTAGCTGCCATCCGTGATAGATAGTTGGTAACCTGCTTCTTCGACTCTTTATCATTGATATTATCAGCCAGAGCCCGCAACGTTACTAGTTCAGTCGGACTGACTTTCGTGTTAAGAATTTGCTGCGCCTCGGACCCCGTCGTTTTACCATCTGTAAAATATCTTTTATATATCTGTGATACCTCACCAGTCAAATAGTTCTGAGCACGCATGTACGCCCTCGCAATGATAGTCGCTTGTTTGGTTGCAGCATCATGTGATTTCTGTTCGCTCTGAACGGCTCGCAGTTGCCAGTAACTTAACTTGCGTTTGTCATCCGCCACTCCTACACCTCCGAGCTTATAAAATCAAATACAGCAAAATTAAAATGCCTGTAATTGGCTTCCATCCAAGCGAAACTAATCCAAGCATTTTAATTATCACGATCACAAATACACCAATCGTTTTAATGATTTTATTCAATTCTGAGTTAATTGCCCTTCACCACCACTTGCAAATTCTGAGGATATTGTGCTGAAATATCTTGTAGTCCGTGTAATAAGGTCTCACACAGAACTTTGTTATCAGCACTGGGCTCAATCAATCCAATAAACAAGCCACCATTTTCTTTAATAGTGGCGTTAGATAGCTCATTAGTGATGGCTTGACCAAGCACCGAAACAGCAGCACAAACTAGGTCATGGCCCTTAATAGCACTATTCGCGTGGCCCGTTATCTGATAACTCACTACCTGCTTTTTGTTTAAATGAAACGTTGCCAGAATCATCCGCAGTTACCTCCTCGTTATCTGTGGCGGGCTCGCCGCCCATAGCTTTCTGCTGTAGCTTGAGTGCTTTTTCCTTTTCCTGATCCAGCATCTTAATCAACTCTTGCGGGTCATTGGTCCCAGGCAACCACCCGAGTGATACCAATTGCGGAATGACACCTTCAGCATTCTTGATATTGCTAATGACATCCGCCATGTTGACTGGAATATCAGGAACAATATTAATTGTCGCTCCGGAGGCATCTACTGACTGGCCTTTAAACGCTAAAATGTTCTGCATCAGTTGTAGACGCTGACGAATTCCACATGTTAAGTATCGCTGCTTAGTCGCTAACAATTGGAGTAAACCGAACAGCTTGTATTTCATAGCTTCACCGCTAATCGTCCCTGCAAAGTTTTCGTCATTCATGTTAGGGACGTAAGACGTTTGATGAATGTCATCCTTAATCGACTTAACAAGTACTTGTAGCTGTGATTCGTCAAAGCTCTTGGTCAACCATTCAACGCTAGCACCCTGGTCGCCTTTACCAGGCGCTTCTAGAATACCGTCCTTCAAGTTAGCTCCTTCACCGTCCTCGCCCTCATCTAGGGTAAAGCCATAGACTACCAGCAAGGCATCCACGAAGTTCTTTTTATCGGTGATACGGTCTGACTGTAATTCGTTATAGGCGTTGATTAGGCTAATCGTTTGCTCAAAATCACCTTGACGCTCTTCGTTATTACGATACTCAATAAGTGGGACACCATTAAAATAATGTTGAATGGCCTTAGGTTTGCTTGCCAAATTAGCATCTGATAGCACTCGTCCTGTCTTGGTTCGATACTGAATAATCCAGTGGGCCGTATAGACAGTAATCAAATAACCCTTAGCATTACCAAGCAGGTCCTTCTTTTCCACGTAGTAAATACCAAACAGCGGATTTTTATCTAACGTGTCATCCGTTACCAGCACACAGCCGCGCGGATCAATTTTTTCAATTGCCAACTCGGTAGTTGCGTCTGACACCTTTTTGATGTATAGCAGCTCATAGGCACACCCAAACACGCTTAAATCTTTCTCCATCTCCGTATTATGCGAATCAATATCCATTTGGTCCTGAGCATCCGTAATGGCTTTAATATCCTTACCGTTCGCCGGTGAAATGGATACCGGATTACCAGTTGTAAAGCCGGTAATCATGTCAGTAATGTATTTGGCGTGGTTCGTCATTACCTTTTCATCTGCACGATCCAACTTAGCCGCCATCTCAAGATTTCGGCTTAAGATGTGCTGATTACCCTCATAGTAGTGTTCCAACATGTTATAACGGTCAATACGTTGCTGTTGTTGATTGATAGCATAGTTAATTACATCAAAGCTAGGGTTTTCAATATTGCCAGCCAATTCACGGTCAATCGCAACGTTGGACCCGCGCTTCTTGTTCAAATCATACTGCATCCGCTCACCTCCTATCCTCTTAATCCCTTTGGCTTCTTAATTGTCCGTGCCTTGAGCCGTTCGTGTGTGTTATAGACGGCATACCGTAACGCGTCCATTACGTCATCGTTAAGCTTGACGGGTAAGCCCGTAGCCTCATCCCAGACATACTGATAGATTTCATCTAAGAAGGCATCAATCGCTTCTTTGATAACAAAAAAGTGGCCTTGCTTCATGCACTTAGCCACCGACTCGATTCCTGATAAAACCGATTTTTTAGCATTGAACGCCTTGAGCCCTTCACGTTGGAAGCGTGCAACGTGTTCGGGTCTCGCGCTATCAGCCCAAAACTTAACATTTCGGCCATAGCGATGCTGAATATCTTTTGCAATCTCTACCCAGTAATCAATCTCTTCAAACTGACGTGTATGTTCTTCAATCAAATAAGTATTGCCAACTCGATCATCAGCCATTACAACAATCGTTCCTTTATGTTCATAGCCCCAGTCGACTCCCGCATAGTAAGTTAAGTCTGCTGGCAATTGAGCCCGTGGAATAATCATTTCGTCCTTATTAAAATCTTTATACACCATACCTTCACCAGATACCCATAGACCGAGTATTGCACGGTCGTAAAACACTCCGGACGGCGTACCCGCTTTTTGATGTTCAACGTATTGTGGGGGCAAAAAGGTATTATCATCGATTGTAAAATGGAAACTAACGGTTCCTGCTTTAGGATCATCGTTATCAATATAGCTGGCTTTCAAGTAGTGAGTCGGAACGTCTGGGTTCGTATCGCAAATAATTCGCGCACCTTGTGCTGAGCACCGATTAAGGATTTCATTGAATACCTCTTCATTAGCAAGGCTAGCTTCGTTAATATACGCCCCAAACGAGGTCATCCCACGAATGGCACCCAGCCCTGCAATAGACCCGGTAAACGTCTGCACAATTTTCACGCCAAACAGTGTGAAAGAGTTATGTTTGTCAAATTGAAAGTTAATGTCATATTTATTCGTCAGTTCCTGTAATACGTTGTTTTGTAGCGACTTGCTTGAATACCCCGCTAAAATGTACATTGGTTCCTTGACCCCTAATTTGTCAGCAACCTGACGAACACGCCGCAGTTCCATCAAGAAGGCGTCATTATCAACGACAGTTTTACCAGACCGAACAGCACCATAGTTTATCAGTAGTCGCCAGTCCGTCCGCCGCAAGGTTTTCAGCACTTGAACTTGTTTCGGCGTATATAGCTCACTAATTGCCATCGCTATCACCACCTAGGACGTCATCCAATTTATCCAGATATTCAGAAACTTTTGCTTCAGTACTATCGGTTGAGGCATTCATAATGCGAGCTTTAGCCTCCGCAATATCCGCGTCAGCCTCAGCTTTTCGAATTTGAGCTTTGACCAGCTTATCATCGCCCGGATACCGCTTAAGTATCTCCTTAACAGCACTTATCCGGGTCTTCAAGTCTGCCTCCTTCTGGCTCTCGTATACGCCTTCCGGGGTGCTCGATATAACCGTTTCTTTCTCTTCCCCTCTCGCTATCCGGGTAAGCAATTCGACGGCCTCTTTGGCGTCCATAATGCGTTTGGAAGCTATCTCGGCCATTCGCTCATCGATGTAAGATTTAATTCCAACATTTTCCAACAATTTGCTAGATTGTGCCTTTGCATAGTTGCGCGAATAACCAGCTTCAATAGCAGCTTGATAAGCATTTCCAGACTTGATATACTCATCGGCAAACTTTTGCTGTTTGGGCGTTAACTTTCGTGCCATTACATACCACCACACCTCCGTCTAATTGATATTTTCAGCGTCTAACGCTTGAGTAAGATGTCCTTAACCAATAGCCACGTTTCAGGTAAAGCCTTGACGTTTCTGCCCGTAACAATGGTACTAACTCGGCCTCCATCATAATATCCAACATCTTTATAATTGATTGGCTTTAAATAATTAATACCTCGTTGTCGTCTCATTCCCCGCATGTTGCACCTCATTATTTTTATCCAAACGAAAAGCGCCATGCTGTTTAGCACGACGCTTCTTATCCTTGTACCACCTATCTAGCCGAGCATCAGCCTGCACCCATTCAGGCGGCTCGTACCCATATTTGCTGTGAATCATTACTGCCATGACACCACTCCTAAATTTACGTAAAATAAAAACGTCCCAAGGGACGTTGATTTCTATTTAACATTATTTCTCAAAAAAGAAACTATTCTCGAATTTTACCAATATAAAGTTAAACATTAGTGATATAAATTACATTACCCTCGACTTGTACCTCATACATAAAATCCTTTTTAGCAGAATAATACATATATCCGCTAATTCCCTTTTTACCTGTTTCTATTGCATCATTTTCCATATAATCTCGCATATGTTCAGACATAAACTCTTGATCTGAACTAGCATCGACCCATTTCGGCAAGGTAACAACCGCCTGATAAATAACATTACAATTCTTGAATACTGTAAATTCAGTTCCTGTACCCAAAGAAGCGTTATCGTCTAATTTATAGGTAACAAAACTATCGTCTTCACGAAGCTTTGTCATTCCCTTAGGATCAATAACAGAATGTACCGCATTTCTCTTTAAAGAATGTGTTTTATTGAATAAAAGATCCAATAAAGTCAAAGTTATATCTTCTGCTGCAAATATAACAAATCTAGCCTCAACAGATGTTACAGATTCTGTTCGTACAGATGATCCATGAGATACAGATGTCGAATTTCTAAGACTTCCTATCTCAACAATCGTGGCAATCAATTTATTGAATATCTTAGTTATGTGTTCTTGCGAGGATAATTCAGATTCTAATACATGCAACGTTATTTGAGCAAGTTCAGGTAATAGATGATACCTATCCTTATCAATTTCGTAGCCTTTAATTGTTTTAAAAATCCATTTACAAGTTGATTCCACCATACTTCGAGCATAATTAACCGACTCACCATATTTCTTTTCGTTATAGCTATCATTCATCTCCGAATAACGTTCGTCGATTGCTTCAACACCAAAACTATCAACCTCCGGCCTTAAGATTTTACTAGGATGTCTCATATACTTCACCACATTCTTAATTAATTTACTCTAACTATACAAAAACTCCCGCTAAAAAGCGAGAGCAGTTTGAAGGATTTTAGTTTGAGCAATCAAAGAAATTCGTGAGTATCTAGGCTGCTAAACTAATAAACTACACCGGCGGCAGAGAGGAGCGCATCACCCCTTATAAATCCGCCGGCTACACAGATAGCTGGATTTGAACCAACATAGACGTTTTTGGAGACCGCCATCTTGCCAATTAGATCATATCTGCTTAATAGACGGGCCGTCATATCAACTTAATCAAGGAGGCAACATAAACTGTACATCTGTGCCCGTCTAACGTAGCCTGCTGGACTCGAACCAGCGACAACCTGATTAACAGTCAGGCGCTCTACCAACTGAGCTAAGGCCACAATAATAATCGATTAGGGCTATCAGAAAAACGTTTATTTGTCGCCCTAACCAATTATCGATAATACTAATTTACCACCAATTTATTGCTATGAAGTCCGGCTTGAGTTCGGAAAAAGTTCGGTTAAAGTCCGGTTTGAGTTCGGTTTTGATAAATATTCAGGTCTTCTAGGTAATAGCTCTGTGCAAACTGTAGCATTGCCAATGGCTTCCAACGGTCAAAATACTGCGTCTTGCTGTAGCCAATATCCATGTAGCACATCGTGTCGCTGTAACCTTGCAAATATAGCCGATCTAATATCTCCTGGCACTCATGATCACAGCGAGCCATTGCCTGAACAGTCTGTCGGACAATCTGTTCGGCGTACAGGCGGCGTGTAATCCGATCCTCGGCCGAGTTACCAGACGAGGCCGACTTAGGCATGCCATCCATGCTAGGCGATTTAAGATCAGCGACCGAATGGCCGGACGCCCGAACTGCTTGCGGTAACTTCTTATCCAGGAACCGCCGCACCTGTTTAATTGTTTTATCTTGGTCAATTGGTGGAAAAATTTCATCTGAAATAACTTGCTGTTCGCCCATCATGCGCCCCTCCGCTTTCGTATGCTATAATTAACTTATTCGGAATTAGTTGTAGCGCGGTCAGCGATGGCAGCGCTTTTTTATGTTATACTTACAACGGTCATTCGAGTGGTCCCGTGACTGGTCGCCTTAACGGGCGGCTTTTTGTTTGCTTCGGCGTGTTTCTTCATACGCCGGTGCTTCCGTTTAATCGTTGAACGCTTCTTAGTGTGTTTAGGCATTCTCGTCCTCCGTGATTTCATCTATTTCTACTCTAGGATTTCGTTTATCAACGGCAAATTCGTCCTGGAATCCTGTGATGTGCTTTCGATTGTCGTTGCCTAAAAGCCCAGCCTTCATAAAGCCGTCCAACACAAACTTTTTAGCAAACGCGATATTATCCGCATCTTTTCGGTTGTTTTTCGTGTACCACGTGAATTTGAGCTTACAAGGCCAGCTGAATTCGACTCCAGAATTTCGACTAGCCCGCGCATATACACTACATAAGGCCGTGTACCGCTTCTTTAGGTTAGCTGCCGCATACCGATTGGCCCGTTCAGCCTTGATGTACTCATTTAAGCTAGGTAGTTCGCCTTTGATCACGACTTTGCTCATACTTTCGGCACCCGGCTGATGTAATAGCCGCAAACAATGCCGTTTGAGTAGCTTGCTTGCCTTATCGATCTAGCTGGGGCACCGAGCTTTTCACCCAGCAACTCGACTGTTTGCCCAGTAATAATCTCGTTGGGATTGTCGTACTTCTCGGCCCGCCAGTACTCGTTGCGCAGTGGCAAGCTGTACTTGTGTACGAGATAGCTCACTCGCTTGGTAATGTAGCCAGTTTCGTCTGTCAACGCTCTAATAGTGTATTTGCCGGCACGATGAGCACGGCGAATATCTCTAATTTGCTCACGTTCCTCAGCTTGGGGATCTGGTAACATACTAGCTAAGTAAGCTTCATCACTGCGTACCTTAGTCCCAGGCTTAACCAGTCTAACCGGGAACGGCCATTCACCAGATTTGTAGTTATGTTGCGCGAGCTTAAACATTTCCGGTTCTGGCCCGATTGCTAGTGGGTGATCGATATCGGGTAGATCAGCGTTAATTACTAGCACCTGTGTTTCATTCATTCGCTCACCTCCGTTTGCAATCCTTGTCTAGCTTGCTCGAGATCAATAAAATACTCGGCTGGCTTACCCCAACATTGGGTCAAATCAAAATTTAAGCCATCCCGCTGATATTCAATAATTAAAACCTCGAGTGCAAATAGCTTGTACTCATGAGCGCACACTTCATCTTGCGCGCTACCGCCAGCCTTTAAATGCCGCTTCATACGCTGCTTAGTCCAGTGCAATGCGGCCGGTTCATAGGCATGGTTAGCGGCTAACTTGACTAATTGATTACCCCAATTCATTTAGCTTCCTCCTGACTGTTCATGAGCGCTAGAAAATCATCGTCACTCATATCGTCCTGCTGGTTATCACTTGAATTTGGCTTAGAATCCGCCTGAGAAGCGCCGTTTTGCATCCACTTTGGCGTAACTTCTTTACGGCGTGGTTTTGAATAGCCACTAGGTTTTCTTTCGCTCTTCATGCGGTCGTCATGATTAGCAGCAGCCTTTTTAGCCTGCTCTAACGTCGTAATATTTCGTTTCTTCCAACCCGCAACAATTGCACGAACGTATTTCAAACATGCATTAGATCCAATCTGATGTTCTCCAGCAACCCAAATTGCATAGGCAATCACCTCAGGCTTGAACTCTTCCAGCCATTCATCAATCTCAGGTCGGGCAATACCATTTGGAAATCCCCACAGGTTGGTCCAATCGTTAATGACCTGCTCGCGCGTGACACCCGCGTCATCATCATAAGAGTCAGTATCAGTCAAGTCAGGGTCAGTACTAGTAAGTTCTTTATGTTCTACTGGTTGACCTCCACCTTGCCCAACCGGTTGACCTACTTTATCTAAACCAGTTGGCCTACTTTTATGGCTTGTAGTTGGGTTACTGGTTGGGTAACCAGCTGACCTACTATATAAATTAATAATGCGATATTCAGGCGGTTTCACATTTTTCTTGCCTCTAACGTATTTAATTAGTCCTAGTTGCACTAATGAGTTGCGTGCTTTATCGAGGCCGGGTTCGGATAGTCCTGTCAGACTGAGTAATGCCGAATTTTTCATGCGAAACTGAACGTCCAACTTGCCTTCATCGTTCGCATAGTCTAATAACTCGCGATACAGATTATTTTGGCCGTTAGAGACACTCGCTTCATACATTTTAAAATTGCGGTACGCTCGTCGTTGCTTGAAGTAATCCAAATTCGTCCCTCCTTTACTAATGGGCCTTTCACCCGTTCGGTGGATTCAGTCACTGCTGTTCAAGCCAATTCTGTTTAGTCAATCTATGAGTAAGTCGTCTGCACTAACGACGCTCTCTAACTTTTTGGTACTACGACAATAAGCACAATGTCCGCATTGGATAGGATCTGCTTCGCCTTTAATGACATCTTGAATATGCTGTTGAGAGTCCAATATCTGGTTCATAGCATTAGTAAGTCGGTACTCCGGTAAATCAATAGCCTGCTTGTCTGGTGGATCCTGTTTGCTTACTGCCACGATGTACGGTTTACACATCACACCGAATTGCTGCTTAATCAGTTCCTGATACACGGCCATTTGAAGCTGATAGTTATACGCATAAACAAATGGTTCCCGTTCACGGCTTTCTTCATTCCAATAACCCTTATAAATATCAGCGGTCGTCTTTAGATCAACGAAGTAACCTTGTTTCAAATTGAGGCAATCAATCTTGCCCTTCCAGGGATAACCACCGATTTCACCAGTTACAATCACTTCTTTATCGCCTTGATAAAGAAGATTAAAATCATGATCGTCAGATAAGGCTTCAATCATGGATTCAGCAATTTTGAAGTCCTTTTTGAGATGGCCTTTGCTTGGGCCCTGGCTTGAAATTGCCTCTGGATGTTCATCAACAAACTTGGCATGAGCTTTCTCGCTTTCGAAGTAGCTGTGAAGCCAATTTCCAACGATTAGCGCCGTTGAGTTCATAACTGGCTCCCATTTACCCTGCAACTCGGCGAGTGCTTCAGCCTCACAGGCTAAAAACTTCTTGAACCATGTTGCTGACATAAATGATTGATCTGTCCAGCGATCGTAATAGTTAGCCGGCGTCAAGGTCTCCGAGGTTGTCGAAGAGGTTTTGCTGGTTGGCCCCGTCTTTGGCAGGTTCTTGATCATTGCTTGGTGCCTCCTTTACAGCTGTTTTAACGGGTTCTTTGACTGGTTCGGCAGACTCTACCTTCTCAGCTTTATTCTCTGCTACATCAGCTACCAATGACCTTTTAGTCGGTGTTACGTCTTTTCTATCGTCATTCTCATATTCGTTGCGAGTGGTTTCGTTAACTGCTTTTACAAATAAATCGTTGTCTGAGCTTGAATTAATATAGAACTTCGCAGCTCGATTGATAACAGTCCGTTTAGCCATCTCTTCCGGGAACTCGTTTTGAACCTTCTTCGTCTTAGCGTGGCTCCAACTGGTGTCGATGTCTTTTTTTGTCATAACCGTGTATGTCCGGTTCCCGTTGATGTCTTCGATCCATGCAAAGGCCCCGATAATTGGCTTATCTAGGTTCTCAAAGCTTGGCTCGAACTCTTTAACCACCAGCACTCCATTTTCACCACCAATCTTGAAAGTGTCGTCTTTGTGGACAACCTGTGCCTGAATATCCTTAACGTTTGAAAGACGCTTTACAACACTAATTGAGCCAAAATAGGAACGCTGCATGACTAACTGGTTGCCATAAGGAATGAAATAGCATTGGTTTTTAGCTGGGCTCAATCCTTGAATTGCCATGTTCATCAACGTCTTGATAACTGATCCTTGGTCACACTTATCAAGTAATGGTTGGCCCTTAGACGTATCACTCAAAATCAAGTAAGCACTGTTTAATGCATTCCCTACTGAATAATCAGGTGGTAATGACAAGCCTTCATTATTCTTCATATCCTCAATATTGTTATTAACCATCGTAACTAACTCATTACTCATGCTTATTCCTCCTCTGATACCCAGTAATAGCCCAGACGTGTCATCATCGTGTCCGTGTCGATGTGTGCCAGTAGCTCGTCCCATAGACGGGACTGACCAAACACATCAATCAACCATTGCCAATTTGGCTCCTCACCTTGATCTGGATATAACACGCTTACGTCAGTCGAACCGAAAGTGACGATACAAATGGCGCTCAACATATCGGCCTGCATATCAGCCGCCCACTGCTTAAAGTCGTTATTATCGATATAATCTTGAAATAACTGTGCCTTGGCAAACTCATCACCATCGTAACAATAGTTATCTGCGTCAAGTACCCAGTCGCGTGAGTCGTTACGTTGCTGCCAATGCTCGTTTAAATCTGCCTGTGCTGGTATCATTTGCCCCACCTCCGTGTCAAACGTTGCCTTAGTGACTGTTTCGGAGTACAATAGAACTCGAAAATAAAATTATTAAGCGTCTTAGCTGCACGGGTACTCCCAATACTCGAGCAGCTTTTTTCGTACTCAAATTTAGGCTTTGGCGATACTTTGCGTACTTCCAATTCGTTCAACCTCCTTAAACGTGTTAAAAAGACTATCTAACTCCTGAATCGTGAGCTGTTTATAAAGCACGTTTCCAATCCTGAACGTAAATTTCATTGTCTTCATCTCCTTAAATTCCAAACCAACTAGCAACTTCATGACGCTTGAACCACAATGCAGTTAACGCGCAGCCTACTAATGCTCCTTCAATCATTGCTATTTCCTCCTAGCCATTTTCTTGATTGACTTTATCGATTACTTCCTGCAATTTATCCATTGGAATACCGGCATACTCAGCTTTCTTAGCCAAATCAGTTATCTCGGCGCTAATTTCTTCTGCATATTCACGTGGATAACGTTCAATAACTAGCTGCTGCGCTGGCGTCCGATCTCTCGGCTTGACTGTAATAGCTTCTTCAAACTCAACCTCAATTCTTTCTCGCTCACGCTGTTCCTTTTTCTGTTTCATCAAAGCCGAGAACATATCACCTTGTAGCTGACGATCATTCTGGAATGACAGCACTCCGAAATTCTCACGAGCACCAGAATAGCTAAGCCAAAAATCGTTAATTACATTTGCTAACGACTTCCTGATTTGTGGATCAGTACTTCTTGATCCACTCTTCAACCGGGACAATTGTCCGGGAGAAACATGCGTCCTATCTGCAATCTGCTGCTGTGTTAGTGTTTTATTTTTGCCTAATGCCAATGACAATTGCTCTGCAAACTTGTTCTTCATACCTACACCTCTGTATTTTGGAAAGGGCTTTATATAGCCTTTCCATGTAATTCACTTATAATTTAAATTAATCGGGATGATCTAATAGGTAATCGATCATCTCAGCTGCTGGAATCTGCCAGCCGTTATGGGTATTCACATAATCAATGAAGCCACCCTGTTCAATGTCCAAATCATGACGATGCTTGGTTAAATATCGTGAGGCTCGTTCGGTTGATTTAGTTCCGTATTTATACTTGGCCAAATCTTTAAGCTTCCAAGTACGAATACCACGTTGTGCTTGCTTCCAGGCTTGGAACTTCTCGTATTCTTCTTCGCTAATGAATTGGAATCCCTTTGGAGCCTCATGCCGAATCAATATCGTATCTGACATGTTCGCACCTCCTAATATGAAACTGACATAAGTTGGCTAGCTTGCTCGTTATACTCGGCCGTTACTGCTCGAAATTCAGCATCTAGTGCTTTATCGCTTAGTGCCTCAAACATTACTCTTGGTGTTTCTGGTTTAACCTTTGCTAGTGCATTGATTAATGTAGTTCGTGATAGATGTGTCATTTTGTTTCCTCCGTTCTTTGAAAATTAAATATTTGCTTTTAGTAACTCGAATATTCGACGCGCTTCATCAATTTTGCTTTCGTTAGTTTGATAAACATTAGACACACCTAAATGGAACCTTTGGACCATTTCGTGCAACTTCTCTTGCATAACTTCCATTACTCGGTCACCTCCACTGATAATTCATCTGTGGAAACTCCCAATGCACGGGCAAGCTTTTTCGCCGTCTCGTATGTCAAATTAGTACCTGACTCAATTGCGCTGATCGTCGTTTGCGGTACTCCACTTTTATCAGCTAGTGCTGATTGGCTGAGTCCCAGTTTCTGCCGCAATTCTCGAATCCTTAATGTGTAAGTCATTTGGTATCTCCTTTCCAGCCACTAATATATTGGTAACCTGGCCATATAATAACTAATATATCGTTACATGTCAACAATATATTAGTAAATATTTTTGTTATTTACTTTAGAATGAACTTAACAATATATCGTTAGGAGCTCATAACATGAAAACCGATGGAGAATTTGTTTCCGAACATTTAATGGAATTAATAACTCAACAGAACTTAACTATTAATCGTGTTGCAACATTAGCTGGGCTGAACCAGTCGACTGTAAACGCGATGTTTGAAGGGAGAAGTAAGCGTCCAACAATTACTACAATCCGTAAGGTATGTGGCACCCTCGGTATCAGCGTCCACGACTTCTTCGACTTTCCGCCTTACAACGAGGTGGAAAAATAATTTCTATAGACTTCTCACTTAAAAAGGTGGTAAAAAAATGTTAACAGCTACGATTCATTTTTTAGATGGTGAAACACTAACGCTAAACGTCAATGACTTTGTTTGGGGTATTCGCACTGCGCCAATTAATGATCGGCCTAAGAAAGTTTCTAAAAAGAACTGGGAAAAGATAACGTACGATTTTCCTAACAAAGACGAAATTAATGGTCCGTTTGAACTGAACGAACATATTAAGCTAGGATTAGTGCCAAGTATCACCAAACTTCTAAACAACTACACTTTCTTTTTCACTGATGATGACCCTGGCACCGTGTTTGCCAGCTCCAAAGTGGTAAAGATTGTCAGTCATTAACGTTTAATCCGAAGAGTTGCTATTTGCGATAGCGGCTCTTTTACTTTTCATTGGCATCATTTTGTTGCCTCCTTCGACTTTGTATTACTTTTTGCAACTTTCGAAAACAAAAAAAGTGAATCAATTGGTCTCTCAACCCCATCTGATATTTTCTTAGCGACTTTCGGAGATGGTTTTCTTCCGTTTAATATTTGCGATAAATATCCATAAGAAATACCGTTTTTAAGGGAAAAGGACCGTACTGTTTCCCCCTTCAGGCTGATTAGTTTTCTGATTTCATCAGAGTTTTTTACAGGAAGGACTACTGCCATGTCTTTGCCTCCTTTCTTGATTACATAAATTATTATAATCTTTTGTTTTACTTTTTGCAACCACTTATCACGATAATATTTCACTTTTTGCACTCTATTGTTTCACTTTTTGCTATAATCCAATCATAGAAGGGAGTTTGACGCCATGAGTTCAACGGAAAATCTACGTAACGAAGTGTTAAACTTCGGTCCAAAAATCAAAGAAATAAGAAATAAGAAACGTTTTACAGTTAGACAAGCTGCACTACAAGCAGGAATATCTCCATCATTTTGGTCACAAGTAGAAAATAAAAAACGTGAGATTCCCAAACCAAAAACTCTTCAAAAAATGGCAACAGGTCTACGAATTACTGATGATGAAATTTTTAAACTAGCTGGCATTACCAAAGATCAAAATAACTTTCCTACAAAAGGATCTCACTATTATGACTTAACTGAAAAAGATGAAAGAAATATCGATAAGGAACTTGAAGATATGATGAACGGTCTCGACTCCAAACATTCGTTATCATTTTTTCAAAATGGGCAAGAGCTATCTGATCAGGATAAAGAACTACTCAAAGCGTCCATGCGCCAAACATTAGAATTATCCAAACAATTAGCAAAAAGGAAGTTTACTCCCAAAAAGTATCGTAATGGAGAGGAATAATAGGAGCTGGTTATATGGAACGGTGGATTGAAGAAGATATTGACCACTTAACCAACAAGTTTGGGATTCAAAATGCTTTTGGTTTGGCGCGTGACTTGGGCATTAACGTGCAATTCAATAACCTTGGTAGCAATATTTACGGCTACAATAACAACTCGCATCGAATCCCAATGATTGTCATTAATAATACAATTGATGAACGTACACAAAATGGTGTTTGCTATCATGAAATTTTTCATATACGACATCACAAGGGATTTAATACACAGTTTTTTGCAATAAATACGACAAGCTTTTTATCCGATAACAACGAAGTTGAAGCCAATAAATTTATGTTGACCATGTTAAAAGAGGAGTACGGCTGGAGCAAGCAGCAGGATATTTTAAGATTTCTTGACTACTTCCGCCTCCCTCACGAATTATCATCGTTAATGTAGTTTATGCACAGACCAGATAGGAAGTCGATAAAAGCTAGGAGTTGGGACTACTTATAGTTCGGGGAATTATTGTTATTGGGGAATAACATGTTTTGGAGGGATTACTTTGGATATATTTTTTACATTTATGTTTCTTGTATCTTTAATTGCGTTAGCTTACTTTTCAATTCGTGGGGGAATTCATCATTTCACAAAAACAGGTGTTAATCGTCCATACAAAAAATACACCTTAATCTCAGTAGGACTAACAATCCTATTCTTAGCATTAACGGCTTGGGCCGCTCCTTCTGGCACAACAAGATCGAGTGCATCACAGTCAGATACAGTCTCAAGTAGCAAAGCGAAGAAAAGTTCAGCAAAAGATGCATCGAAAAGAAAGGCTAGTATCAGTAAAGCTAACTCTATTAAAGAGAAGGATTCATCTGAAAGCGCCCTATCAAGCAGCAAAGAAGAATCTGCAAGTATTGCTGCCTCCAAGTCTGAATCCAAAGAGAATTCAGAGAGTATGGCTAGTTCTGAATCCGAAGCAAGCAAAAAGCAGTCTGAGGCAGAAAGCTCTTCAATAGCTAAAGCCAGTTCAGAATCATTAGCTGCTAGCACATCATCCGCTAAAAAAGCGAGCGAAACAAGTACTACAGACAATGCTTCTTATACACAAAACGGTGATTGGACTACTGCTGCTTCTGGCATGGTTTTTGTTTCAGACTCCAATAAGTACTACACCAGCGTTAAGAATCCAGGTAATTACCAATATATGACCCAGAGTGCTGCTGATAATTCCGGCGCCAAGCCAGCACCACGGGGCAATCAATACGCAAGACCATAACAAGTCCAAGCCCTCGTTGGGGCTTTCACGCGAGCGTAGTTCAACGGTAGAACAGTTATTTACACGCTTCTCACAAGTCTCACATCCTATATTTATGCAGGTTCGACTCCTGCCGCTCGCATTAACATAAAAAAATACATTCTCCCTCACCACGAAAGAGAATGTACCTCAAGGGGCATGTACGAAACATGCTTAGAAATATTATAGATCTTAAAATCGTATTTGCAAGTTTTTTTGCGAGCGTAGTTCAACGGTAGAATGGTTCCTTTAATTCAAATATAGCCTACCTTCCAATGCAGGTTCGACTCCTGCCGCTCGCATAGAGGTTCTTAACTCAATCAAACATAGGAGAATCACCAATGTTCAATTCTTTAACTTATTTTTTAAAAAGCCTGTCCTCTATTAAGTGGAGCACTGAGCTATTATTTGTGACAATTATATCAGTATTAGTTGCATATTTTCTCTATAAAAAGCTTCATCACTAATTGATTACAAACGTGGGTGTAGTTCAACGGCAGAACGGCAACTTCTTATGGGATACCCTTCCCTTATTTCTTATTGCCATGCGGGTTCAACTCCTGCCACTCACATTGACCAGTCAGGATGTCATTAAAAGCTAGGGGGTTAAAATTTAATCATCATGGGGATTTCTATTTGGGGAAATATTAATTTGGAGGAATTACAATGAAAAGAATTACTTTATTTAGTGTGGCAATCTTATCAGCATGCACAATCGGTGTAACAACACCTCTTAAAGCAAACGCAGAAGTCTACTACTCCACTTCTGTTTCGCAGCCAAGCGAAGGTGACACATGGTTCAGAAACGTCGGTGACGGGACAGATACATTAAATTACGAAAACGGTAAATGGGTACTTGCAATGAGCGACTCTATTCGTCGTAAAAATGCGTATCATCAATATGTAGTAGACGTTTACGAACCTAATGCTCAAGCAATATCAGAAGCACAAGCCAAACAAAATGCTTATATTGACAGTGCCATTGAGAATCCTAATCTTTACCAATCCCTTCCTGATTCTAAAGCAATGTCTGTCTACGTCATGAGAGTAACTAATGGTCAATCTTTTAAGGGCACAGTTAGGATTCCAAAAGTAACGATTCCTGACCAAGTGCCTATAAAATCAGCTAATACTTTTGTAAGTGCCAACGTTCCCGTAATGTTATCAGTCGTAGGTACCCGTTCTAGTTCTGAAAGTAACAGTGATAGTACCTCAAGCGCTAATTCTTCTAGCTCAGCAGAATCAAACAACTCTAGTTCGTCAGCTCAGAGTACTTCTAGCTCATCAAAATCAAGCGGTTCTAGTTCGTCAGCTCAGGAATCAGTAGAATCAAACATCACTAATTCATCATTCAAAGATTCTGAATCTAACGCTGCTAGTCAGATTCAAAGTAACGGGAACGCCACTGCTACTACAAATGCTGCAAAAACAACCACAAAAAATGTCGCGTCTGCTACCACCAAATCAGTAGCTATGAATACGAGTAATAATTCATCTGATACTACCAAGAACGTTAGTACCAAATCGCCAGTCTTAAACTCTACTACTAGTAGTAGTAATCAATCAAAGAACCAAACATCCTCATCAGCAAGCAGCATGTCGAAAATCAAAAAGAATATGAACAACATGTTACCACAAACTGATGAAGCCAAAAGTAATGTAGTTACCTTTGGTCTACTCACATTGTTTGTAAGTATGATTGGTTTTATTTCTATCTTTCGCTATAAAGATGGATCAAAGATATAATAAGATCCATTTTAGGGGAATATAGAATGAAAAAAGGAATAACCATCGGGGCCGTCCTATTCACATCACTAGCACTAGCTGCTTGTGGAAATAGTGCTAACAAGTCAAGCGAATCAAATCCAAAATCAAGTAGTCTAGTCACTGCCAAAAGAAAAAAAGCCTCTTCTTTATCTGAAATCAAGAAGAAGGCGTACTCCGAAAGCAAAGTTAAAGCTAGTTCTGAAAGTTCAGCTAAAGCTAAATCAGAAAGCGAATCAATAGCCAGTTCTCAAAAGTTAGCTGATTCAATATCAGAAAGTAAGGCTAGTTCTGAAAGCATCGCAGCCACTAGTTCATCAAGTGCCGCGTCCTCAGCTTCACAGTCATTAGAATCTTCCACAGCAGCTTCTAGTGCTACGGGAGCTAACAGTGAGTCAATTTCGATGGATGAGCATACGCTAACAGGATTTTTAAATAAATACGGAGTTTCACCGGTGTTATATAAAACACAGCATGGAATGTCTGAAAAAGAAGCTTTTGAAACTACACCGGATTCAATGAAGAGTTCTGGTGAACTACAGACCCAATTCTTAAAATACGGAATCAAGTAGCCAAGTTCATAACCAAACAAAAGCCCCCTCACCGGGCTTTCACGCGAGCGTAGTTCAACGGTAGAACAGTACTCCTTTGAATTGCTGACTAGATACTAACAGATGTAGGTTCGACTCCTGCCGCTCGCATAGAGATTCTTAACTCAATCAAACACAGGAGAATCACCAATGTTCAATTCTTTAACTTATTTTTTAAAAAGCCTGTCCTCTATTAAGTGGAGCACTGAGCTATTATTTGTGACAATTATATCAGTATTAGTTGCATATTTTCTCTATAAAAAGCTTCATCACTAATTGATTACAAACGTGGGTGTAGTTCAACGGCAGAACGGCAACTTCTTATGGGATACCCTTCCCTTATTTCTTATTGCCATGCGGGTTCAACTCCTGCCACTCACATTGACCAGTCAGGATGTCATTAAAAGCTAGAATATATTTTCAGGAGGATATTTAATTGATTCAAGAATTCAAAGAATTTATCTCACGTGGTAATGTAATGGATTTAGCAGTCGGCGTTATTATTGGGGCTGCATTTACTGCTATCGTTAAATCATTAGTTAATAATTTAATAAATCCACTAATAGGTGTTTTTTTAGGACAAATTGATTTCTCTAGCCTTGTTTTAAAAGTTGGCAATGCTACTTTTAAATACGGTTCCTTTATTAATTCTGTCATTAATTTTTTGATTATTGCATTTGTGGTATTTTTACTAGTCAAAATGATTAATAAAATTATGCCTAAGAAAGAGGATGTCAAAGCCGATCCTATTCCAACAGCTGAGGAAAAATATCTTTCAGAAATTGTATCATTATTAAAGCAACAGAAAAGATAATTGCAGTAAGAAATCAGGTGCCATTTATGAAAAAATCAGAAGATTTATCTACTAAAGATTGGAAACAAGCACAGTCTGCCGTCTTCAAAGAGTACGAAGATTTTATTAAAAGAGTTCAAGAAAATGGTGTAGACTATGCTATTCAGCATGCAAGACGTTTAGTAAATTACCAAAAATTAGTTACCGAATGGCAACATAAAACAAATATTTTAAGGGACGATCTATCTAATAACCACGTCGCTTTAAGTGTTTTTAAAGACTTAGAAGAAGGAAACGAAAGTCATGTTTTGAGTAGAGCTTACGAGATTATGAAGAAGTGGCCAGAGTTCAACCCAGAACCATTAACCATTTGGCTAGAGCTCATCGAAGACTCAGATGATGAATAATAAAACTAAATGTCAAAGGAAGAATTCCAAATGAAGATTATCAACGTCGCACTGCATGTTAAACCAGAGCTCAAAAAAGAATATGAAGATTTCATTCATGAACTTGTTATTAATTCAGCACAAGAAGCTGGTAATGAATTCTATGGACATTTCAAAAAGTTAGACAGTGATAATGATTACGAAATTATCGAACACTGGAAAGATCAAGAAGCCGTGGATTTTCATAATGACACCCCTCATTTCCAGAAATTTCTAGCACACGTCAGTGACTATCTAACTTCAGAACCAGAAATTACCAGAATGGATTATTAGCTTTCTCGCTTTGCAAATAAGTGAAAAAACAGCACTTATTTGCAAAGCTTCCGGACCTTTAGCTCAGTTGGTTAGAGCAGACGGCTCATAACCGTCCGGTCGTTGGTTCGAGCCCAACAAGGTCCATTTCACGCGAGCGTAGTTCAACGATAGAACAGTACTCCTATGAATTGCTAACTAGATACTTTCAGATGTAGGTTCGACTCCTGCCGCTCGCATTGTAACAAATAACCCATACTACCGCTTACTTTAGTACGTACATCGCGTGGGCGTAATTCAATGGTAGAATAACAATTTCAGCCCTTCTCTCTCGTTTGAAATTGTTATGTAGGTTCAATCCCTGCCACCCACTTTTAAAAGAAAGAAGGTAAGATTATGGATAAAGATATGTCGAAATATGAACTCATAGATAACATTACTAATGACTTAACCTCTTTTATTAATCTGTATGCTTTCGTTTATCTTACAAAAGATAGCTACTCAAGGAAAGAATGTGGCCGCATAATCCAAGGAATGGAAAGAGATATGGTTGATCGTCTTAAGCAAAAATAATTGTAGGTACATTCTAATTAACTGTTGAGCCGACCAAAACCCATTGTTGGCTCTTATGCGAGTGTAGTTTAGTGGTAAAACGACAGCCTTCCAAGCTGTAGTCGCGGGTCCGATTCCCGTCACTCGCTTAGTTTCAAATTATTTCCAGACAATTTAATAATGTGAATCGCCACTCTAAATTAAGAAAGAAGAACTTTATGACTGTAATTGAAAAAGCTGACGTAGATCAGATTAACAACGCCTTGAATCCACAAGCTGGTAAAAGCAAACCTATTGCCGTACTGGCATCAAATAATAAACGCTATTTGCTAAAAAAACAGTTAGTTGATCGCCCTAATAAACCTACTCTAAATGAAGATTCTGTGTTTATGCAAGAGCTACTCGTCTATCAACTTGCTGTTTACTTGGGTATTCCTGTTCCCGGGTTTGCTATCCTGAATATTGAAGAAGAATTCATTAATGAAAACAGAGATTATTTATTTGCACAACATTTAAAACCAGGACTATACTTTGGAACAGAGATGTTACCAAACGTTGAGAATAATCTCGTAGATAACTATATTCAAGAAATAAATAATGGAAAGCCTTATATTATTAAATCATGGAATACATATTTCCAAAACGTGATTAACGCTGATATGTATGCAGACATTATCGCACTCGATTGTTTTACTTTAAATGGTGATCGATTTACTAATGGTGGAAATCTCCTCGTTGCAAGTAACAATCAGCGAGAACGAAAAGTGTACGCCATAGATTTTGGCCATTGTTTTTTTTCACCTTGTTGGGATTCAGAGAAAATTTCTCGGTTCCATCGATTATTAGACGCTAAAGATTCTGCTAATTGCCTAATCTTTTCCAACACAATGGTAGACAAACTTCTATCAATATCAGCGTATTACCGTCCGGCACAAGGTTTCGGACAAATATTTAGGGCAATGGAGTCTAATATTACGTTTACCAACGGAAATCCATTCAATGAAATTGTAAATAAAATTGCAGGTATACCAGACAATACGCTGCTTAATATGTTACAATCCATTCCATCAGAATGGGTTGTTGGATCTGAGATGCAAATTAACTTGTATCTACGATTTCTTAGCCGTCAAAAGTTGCTAGTACAATCAATGTTAAACAGAATGAACACTTTTGGAGCATTTAGTAATAGCTTGGGAGGTAACCTTCAATGGCAGACAGACACAGTATCTGGTATGCAATTATAACCTACGTACCAGATCAAATTAGATATGAACGTATGAACGTTGGAGTGATTATTGGTGACAAGCATTCCCAACAGATAAGTTTTAAGTTGCTATCATCAACTAATAGAAAATTTAACAATTTTTTTTGGAGTCCTATAGAACGTAAAACATATCAGGTAAGTATCGAGTATTTAGAGTTCCTACTTAAAAACATTCAAAATAAAATGAGTATTTTTAGTGTTCCCAAATACAACAATACAGACTGGAATACATGGTTAGGGGCACAACTACCAAACGGTATTTTCATTTCAACGCCCCATACCGCACGCACGAGCAATGACTTAAACGTTTTTAATAATCTTATTCAAACGTATATAGGTGATCAATTTATTTCCAAAGCAGAAAAAAGTGCATCGTTAAAAAGTAGTGTTTTTTCTTTATTCACTACCTATAAGTCATTTGAAAATAAATTAAGACGAAATGTTAAGGTACAGCCCGCAATCAACCTTCCTTTAAAGTTTGAGATGGACTATGTTTATCAAATGTTTAAAAGTAAAAGCCCCTCTTTTATTCAGATTACTCCAAATGGAGGTTCGATAAACGATTGGTACAAAAATACATTCACTTTGTTGAACAAGAATACTGATAATTTCCGTTTGAATATAATCTCCAAGGCATCAGATTATGAGTCATCAAACAGTACCCTACGACCGCTCCTTAATGATATAATGTCAGACAACCGTGTATCTCCGGTCTTGGTTTCTAATAAAAACGAATTATCAGAATTAGATAATTTGTTAATAGAAATTAAGGATTCAAAGAATATTAGCGACTGGGATATCAAACGTTCTTATATAGCTTAAACTACTACAATTTAGCCTCATGTTTGGGGCTTTTATTTTATCGCACAGAAGAACGTATGTTTGGGAATGTCAACCTATTGTTATTTCCAGTTGGGAGGAATAAAACATGTCAGTAACCAAACTTAATAATGGTAAATGGCAAGCCCGTGTCTCTTATAAAGATGATGACGGTAGCTATAAGTCGGTTACTCATTTAGAAAAGCGCAAAACTGACGCTGTTGAGTGGGAAACTAAAACTAAAAATGCTCTGCTGGAAGGTGCTGACTTATCACGTAGTACCGAGAGTCTAAAGCATTACTTTCTTGATTGGATCAGAATTTACAAAACTGACGGTGTATCGCGTCATACTCATGAGCTATATATGGGCAACTGGCGTCACGTCTCTGCATATTTTAAGGATAAACCTATGAGCGCAATTAAACGTCCAGATTACCAGAAGTTCCTGAATGAATTTGGCCGCAGTCATGGAATTGCCACATCTCACAAGCTTCATCAACAAGTACACACTGCAATCAAGGACGCCGTAGCTGATGGTATTCTAAAACGAGACTTTGCTTACAAGGCACACGTCACTGGACGCCCTCCTAAGCCCGTAGAGGAAAAGTATTTGACGTTGTCCGATTATAAGAAGCTGCGTAAATACCTCATTAAAACGGCTGATTATGACCACATGACTATGCTGATGATGCTGTTTCAATTAGAAACTGGAACCAGGTTCGAGGAAGCTGCTGGTCTGACGTGGGATAATTTGGATTTGAATAATGGAATAGTTCACATTAAACAGCAGTGGGACGCCCGTAGACAGACTTTTCGTCCAACTAAGGGAAATGGACAGGCCGATGGAGATATAACCATAGGACCCGCCTACTGTCGTTTTATGAGGGCCTATCGTAGCACGCAGAAAGATTATTTAGAACTACACGAAATGAAGAATCCTAAGAACCTCGTATTTTGGTCTAAACTAGGAAAGATCGTGGGCAATGGGAATGCAAACGAAGAGCTAGGACGTATTTGTAACCGTCTAAAGATCAACAAAGTTACAACACACGCCATGAGGCACACACACGCTTCGATTCTTATCTTAAATCATGAGTCCCTTCCCTATGTTCAACATCGCCTTCGACATCAGAAACTAGAAACGACCGTTAACACCTACGTCCATCTTATTGAAGAAGAAAACGGCGTATCAGATAAGAAGGCTACCGAGCTAATGGACGAAGGATTTTAAAAATGATAATTTTATGATTGCTGTAGTCCTTGTGCCGCAAGGGATTACAAAATCATTTGTTAATTTTTCTTCCAAAAATTGCTATATTTTGGCTACTTTTTTCGTTTTTGGAAGAATCGTGGAAGAACATATCGTGTTTGAGTGGTTTTCGAGTGTAAAACAAAAGCACCAAAACGCCTTTATATAAGCGTTTTGGTGCTTTGTCGTTTCTCTATATTTGTCGACTTATCACCCGCACGGGGATCGAACCCGTAACTCCGCCTTGAGAGGGCGACGTCTTAACCAATTTGACCAGCGGGCACAAATTCATTTATTATCTTACCGAATGATAAGCGGCTTGTCAAATATAATTAAGATTTTTGCCACCTAAAAATCGTCACAACAACTAAACCAACAAATAAGAGCAAACAGTAGACCACACTACACCAAAAAACGAAAGTCAATAATTGCGGTAACAAAAAGCTGCGCATAACTGCTAATCCGATGGCCGTGACCGCCCATACGATCAATTGTTGTCGCAGATGATCGAATAAATGATCTAATTCTGACTTCGACATACACTCACCTTCCATTTAACTAGTTTAGCCACCAACTGATACGATATTCAAGCAAAAATGCAAAAAATAGACACAAAGTTTCAGCAAAGTCTTGACAGTATTTGCTGGAAAAGTTACTATTAAATAGTTGTTATTGGGTATTCGCCAAATTGGTAAGGCAGCGGACTCTGAATCCGTAATTTACTGGTTCGAGCCCAGTATACCCAATATTCGTTATCAGCTGTTATCATTGGTTGTCAAAAATACCGTGATTACAGCTTTTTTATTACTCTAGTTTATCATTAATTTTCATCTCTTTTCACTAAAAGTCAGCCAAAAGGACAGCCAAAAATATAACAAAAAAACCACTGTTTCTAGTGACTTAAATACTTGCGCGGGGCAGTGACTGTTAGCTATTTATTGGTTGACAGTTTTTTTTATTATAAATATCTATTGAACAACATATCATTAACAGTTATTATCATCTCATAGGGGGATGTATTATGTGCAAAGAAAATAGCGAAAAAGAGTTTAATGATAATCAAACTAAGCTCAATAATATGTTAGAAACAATAACACTAGGATTTATACAATTCTTACCAAAAGACGGCATTTCCAATGCAAAAGATGGTGAATTCTGGTTACAAAACACAGATAAATTGATTGGCACGAAAGTCAACGACTATGACCATGCTGAAATCGAAAAAATTCTTTCAAGGAAACCCAATACCTGCGCATATAGTAGTTTAAGAGAAGATCCATTAGAAGGTCGTTTGCTAAGGGAACATATAAAAGAGTCAACTAATTTTATGAGTTGTTTCACTAAGATAACGATAAATGACATTGATAGACAAACCTTTAATCTTAATGACAGATTTATAGAAAATGCAAAAATCGCTGGAATGAATACAAACGATAAAGGCTTCGTTTTTATACCCGATATGAAGGAATTTTACAATACTTTAAATGATAGCCTACAGAAAATGCCTTTAATCCAAAACCGCCGCCACTCTGATTTATATTTTCGAGAAGTTCGTTATTTAAATAGTGAACACTATAAAGAAGAAGCAAGCAAATTGGAAAGAGAATTAGGAAACAAGAATATACATTTGGACGCTGGCTTAACGATAGATCAGGCAAATCAAGATAACGTGCTTAATGAATATTTTAAAAGCCTGAAATTTGCAGTTACAACTAAGCTCTTAACTTATTCAATTCAAGGTGAAGCTAGACTAGCTATAAACTTTACTGATTCAATTAAACAAGATTTTATCAAAATAAATTGTAATTCTTTTTCGAATACGATGAATATTTTTGACAATTTTTCTTGTTTAGAAAGATTAAGTTTTAAGAATCAAATTTAGAGAATCAAACTCTCCATTGATTAACTGAAAGTTTCGTAATGATTGGTTTTTCAAATAATTAAAGCCGCTATGGCTAACACTCAATTTCTGACACATTTCATCACGGCTGTAATGCTTATACATTACATATTCGATCAAAATAAATTGATCTCTACTATCGAGGGCATTAATAGCGTCCTCGATTTTTTTTATCCGATATGATAGATCGACATAGCTAATTAGACCAGTTTCAACGCCATTACCACTCCCATGGCTAGGAGTCATACTCAACACTGGACTAGAAACCTGATTAAAAGCCGTCAAGTCACGCTTTAATTTGGCATATTGCTTTAATAAATTACGAATTTTCTTAACATCTTGGCGCATTGGAATCACACTTTCTGATCCCAGATATATGTATTAAAAAACGGGGCTATTGCACCCCGTCTTGGCTAATATCAATACTATTAATACTTGGATAATTATATTATAGCACTTAAAACAAATTATTTCATCTATAACCGTTTCACGTGAAACATATTCACTTTAAAACTTATCCAGCTACTAAGCCACGCAATTGTTGGATCATGCTGACAACTTGATATGGTGTTTTTGTCATATCGGTTACTCGGTTTTGATACCAGAATTGTGTCAGCAAGGACACGGCAAAGTCGTACTGTTTGTAGACAGTCAAATCTTCTTTCTTGCTAACAGCCGTCTGAACGTAGTCCTTGGCAGCGTCTAAATAACTTTGAATCATTGGGTCATCTTCGGTCACATCAATTCGTAAACTTAGTTTAATGTCGTCTACAGTCACTGACAATTAATCACTCCCTCATAAATTTAACTTTACTCTCATAAAATTATATGGTATAAATATAGAGTACTAATTGCTCGGTAGTTCAGCGGTAGAATAATTGACTGTTAATCAAGAGGTCGCTGGTTCGATCCCAGCCCGAGCAGTCTCCAAAACACATATTTATCATAAAAGGCCGTGACCTTGAAGTCACGGCCTTTTTATTACCAAGTCATAGCATAATAGATTGCCTCAAACACTTTAAAAGCAACATATGCGGCGAATACATACGTGATGATAATACCACTGTATGCAAGGATAAATGTATTCTTCATGAAATCACCCCTAAAATTATAGCTGCACGTTCTATTAAAATCTAATAAGTATTATCATCATACTATCACTTGTTGCTTGAAATCCCATTCATTTTGTCTTCCTATTTACCAGCAGTTGCAGTTCCTAATGCCACGTTGATTACAGCGGTCTTATCAATCACTTCATAATCATTCCGCACAATGACGGAAAGCCCTTGGCTGAACTGGTCGAACTTGTCCCATTGGGCGGTTACTTGGTTACGCCGGAAAACCGCTACGGCTTGTGATAAGTCCCCCGCAATCATTGGGAACGTCCCGTCCGCGTTGTTAGCCAGTAATTTGTCACTAATCATGACGACCGGTGCCCCTAACAAGGTGAAACCACTGGGTGCCGTTGGGTTGGGCTGTAATAAGTAACGACCCTCGGAATCTTTCAAGGTATCAAGGTAATTGAACCCGGATTGGTTCACTAACCACATTTTGCTCAAGGCGGGATCTAACGTCACGTTGAAAATCTTTTTAAGATCATCAATATTGGTAGCCGTCGCTTTAGCAAAGTTACTACCCGTTAACAGGCCCATGATCTGCGTGTTATCCGTGTTATCAACCAATTGTTGTAATTGGGTTTTAACTTCGCTGACAATATCAACTTCGGCGTCTTCCACCACTTCATTAGATAAGGCAATCTTACCAGCACGGGTCTTTACATCAAACGGCACTTCCGTAAACATGTTCGCGTCAACGTCGGCAATGTCCGCTAATTCGTCCTTAGTAGCCAGTACCGCAGATTGTTGACTAGTGGCAATTGGATAAGTCCCGGAACCACTAGAAACTTGCTTAACCGTCGCATATTGGGCGAGGTTGTAATTGGATTGCTTTAATTGGAAGACGGGGGTAATCAGTTCCTTAGGAATAACGGCACTGGCACCGTCAGTCTTTAAACCGTCCCGAGTTTCCCCGTGTGTCCGGACATATTGTTCAAAAGCGGGAATACCGGTTTTGTTTTCGTTGTCATTGTCGTTGGTATTAGGATCAATAATTGTTTGTTTTGCCATGTTGTCAGGCTCCTTTGCTTGATTGATAAATTTTTCGTAACTACGACTTTCAATTTGAATCACTTGCTGAACACTCGACTGTCCATAACTTGGAATAGCCGTAGTCGTTAATTCGTATAAGTCTTTGATATGATTAACCGTCCGGGTCACTTGACCACTCGCAGTATCTTGCGTCCAAGTATCATCGCCATTGTCTAAATCAAAGGTAAACGAGCACCCACCGATTACCCCATTTTTAATATTGTTATACGTATCCATCGCATAACTAACGCTAGGGTCTAGCTCCGCCGTAAACTTTAAACCCGTATCATCAACGCTCGTGGTGAGGGTGCCGTTGTCGGCCCGGGCTAACGGTTGCGCCCAATTATGACTATTCAATAGGACTAATTTGGATAAGTCCAAGCCATCAAGGGCGGCGGGATCAATCATTTCAACAAATTCAGTGCCATCATTCGTACTCATTTTCAATGAGGGACTATTGAACACTACGGCATAACCAGAAATAACCGGCTTGCCATCAACTTGTTGGGCTTGCGTGGCTGGTTCACCGGGATTAGACTGATCCTGATTTTCGGGTTCGGTTGGAACGGCGTCACGTTTTTCGGCTTTCAGTTCGGCCGCCAAGGTAAATCGTTGCTTATTCTTCACTCGTATTCACTCCATTCTTTTGTAAGTTTAGGAAAATATTGCCATCGTCAGTTGGTGGTAAGCCAATCTTGGCCCGAGCTTCATTGCGGCTCATAATTCCGCCCGTATAACCGGCCACGGCTTGGGCTTGCTGGGTCTGGGGGTCAAGGCTCAATAACTTATCCGTGTTAAACGTAAAGTCATGACCAAGCTTGAATGACAGCTCACTGGTAAAGCTATCAAAGTAATGTTGCAACGTACCTTGAAGATACTGCACGCCACTTTGCTCTTGGTTAGAATGATCGTTCTCAACCCCTAAGCGCTCCGGTGGTAAGCCAAAGGCTTTAGCAATTTGTCGGGTCGTCCAGTCATTCGAATTGACCAGCTTTAATACATCGGTATTTAAGGATAAGTTGCTAATGTCCATCGTATCGTCAGTCACAATCGTGTTGATCGCGTTGTCACCCGTATTGGCTTCATCAAACTGGTTGCGAATATTGCCCTTAGCTTCCGGCCCTAAATCAGATTGATGGACTTTAATAATCGTGGTGCCGTGCACACCAGCAGTAAAAAAGCCGGTTAGCAATTTATTGCCGGCCGACTGAATCTGGCGTTCATCTTTGAGGGCATATAGGGGACTAATTCCCGATACACCGTCTTTGGTGAAATATTTAAAATGTAAAATGTTGTTAGGCGCGATCTGACGACTGTTACCGCTAATCGGGGTATAGGTGTAGGTCAACGCCCCACTGACGTCATCTTGTTCAACCGTCAATTGGTTATTGGCAATCAATTTCAACGTATGATTAGGCAAAATCTCGGCAAAACTATTGCCATTGAGTAACAGGTTAGCCGCCAACGCATATTTAAAATGGTAGCCGTCCATCTGACTATTGGGGGCCTGATTAATCATTGTATTAAAGATCGCCGTATCGCACATAATCGGATTGCTGGCAATATCGCTCGCAATAATATTAATCGCCGCGTAAATGTCACTATTACGCAACACCGCCGCACTCACAAACGTATACGGGTCGTTACTTGATAAACTAACCAAGGCGTCGGCCACCGGATCATGCGTGCCACTGGTGGTACTGCTTTTAACGAAGAAACTCATTTAATCACCTCTTTGCTTTTCATAATTAATTAGCAAGGCCAGCAGAATCATGGCTATACCAGCCAATATTAACCCCGCTTGCCAACTGATCCAGCAACCAAAGCCAATTACTAAGCAGATTAAGCCAATCACTAACAAGATCGTTTGTACATAATCAGAACAGATCTGCCGCAGTCGCTGTTTTGTAGTAATCTTCTGCATGTTGTTGATCCTCACTTTCTTGGTAATAGTCCATACCCGCTACAAACGCGTTAATCAACGCCGCAATCGGGTCAATCCGGTTACTATTGCGGGCTTTATCCAGTTGCCAACCATTGTTTAGCACTTTCAAGATGGCGTTATTGACCGCATAAGCGAGAATCTTGTTGCCGTTATGTTTAATCTTGTCATCGTAAAGCTGATCACGAAAATTACGAGTTGGAATATTCAAAGTCTTGGTGCCTTGCCGCACTTCAAACAGTGGGTAGCTTAATTTCTCGAATTTTGTAATTAACGTTTGCGCGTTATACGGGTCATAAGCGACAGCTTTCACTTTCCAGTTGTATTTTCCGACTAGTTTTTGTACAAAATTAAATAGCTCGTCATAATCAATCACCCCGCTGTCTAGTCGAGTAATACTACACTCACCCGCCCGCTCCATTGACCGGTAATCAATCCCATCACGTTTAATCTTAGAATCAAGGCCGTACTTAGTCCCCACAAACGAATGACTATCACAATAAAACTGACCGTTGCCAATTGGAACGAGCCAACTAACCGCGGTTAAGTCATTACTTTTTGATAAATCAATGCCAATATAGGCGTCACGATTATGTAAGTCGGGTACCTTGGCCAATTTACCAGCGGCCCAATCGTCTGCTGAAATATAACTGTCCTCACTGGCTTGCAACCACATATTGAAATTCTTAACTAGTACCGGAATGAGATTATTTTGTTTAATGGCAAGGTCAACATCGGCCTGAATCTTTTCCGTCATGCGTTGTTTAACGTGTGGTTCACTGAATAACGGGTTGGCCTTGATCCAATTGGCTTGATCGTAAACTTCTTCGCGGTCGTCCAGTTCCCAGATTGCCACAAAGTAACGGTCAGCTTCAGTCTTGCCCTTTAAAACGTCCGTCAGCATGTCATATTCGGCGTGCATTGGGACATTAAGGTTAAGGCCCGAGGTGGAAATTACCGCCAGCAATGAATTATCTTCTTGTGCTTGGCCGGATTTTAAGACGTTGTACACCTTGCGGTCTTTAGCTTCGTGCCATTCATCTAAAATAACAGTAGTCCCGGCATAACCATCAAGCGTGCTGGTATCACTGGCAAGGGCTAAGGCTTGTGAATCAGTTTCTAGGTCGGTAATGGCTTGTTTCTGCACCTTAATGCGTTGCCGCATGTACTTCGATTGCTTGCGGACTTGCCGTAGACCACTTGATAACATGTCATAGCCCAATTTAGCTTGTTTAAGGGCGTTGCTGACGAATAATACCTGTCGGTTACGGGCGGGCTGACGTTCTCTTAAAAGTCCATTAGCGGCCATACCAGAAGCCAGATAGGTTTTACCGTTCTTCCGGGCCATACTAATAAACGCCCGATCATAACGGCGGTTACCAGTAGTTTTTTCACGCCAGCCATACAGCTCACTAATAAGCCATTTTTGAAAGGGTTGCATGGTGAGTTGGCTACCGTCAGTCTTAGGCATTAATTCGATAAATTTAACTGCCTGTGCCGCTTTGTCTTCGTCGTAGTAGAACGGGAAGCTGTCGTCCTTAGAACGGCTTAAATCGCGTTTAAATCGCTCGCACGCCCATTTGATTTTTTGACCAGCCAATACTTGACCCGATAACACTTGGTCAACATATTCAATCATGACAACATCGCCTCGAAAGTATCTTCGGGTGTCTCATCTTTTTGCTTGTTTAATTCCATGCGGGCCCGGCTTGATAGCGACATGCCTAAATCATTGGCTAAGGCTTTTAAATCTTTCATTGCTTGTGACTGCAAGGCCACGTACGGGTTGGGCTTACGGGCGCCACTCTCTTGATTAGTTTGTACCAGTCCGTTCTTACGAATATCATTCTCACAAGTCTGTACTGTAGCATAAGCGCGGCAATAACTGGCTAACATGGCCCGGTCAAGTTCACTAATTGGGGTATTGGCCTTTAAATAAGGCGCCACCCGTTGCCATTCAGTTAAGGCCCGATCATGTAACCAATCTGGCGGGGTTAAATCAAGCACCGGATAATCAAATAACGCTTTTTCAGCGTCTTTACGTTGATCACGCTCATCATTGGTTAAGTGTTTCTTCATACTAGCTAAGGCTTTTACTTTTTGGCTCATTCGGAGCACTCCTTTCGTTTAAATTTACGTACCAAAAAGCCCCCACGGGTTAGACCCATAGCGGCTGATTGATACATATATCCAGAATTCGTTTATTATATCTATATTATCGCACATATTTCCAAAAAGTGCAATTAATAACATGTATATATTTACACGTCACCCCCTGACTGGCTATTTGTTTAAATTTCGCATTATTAGTAGTGATATTTCACAATCCAGCAAAATCAGCAAAAAATCAAAGTTCAAAAGGGACTTTTATAAACACAAAAGTATGCTGTCCGCTCCTTTTTGGTCGACCATGGCCCCCCATATCAACGTTTCTGGGCTGTCATGCTGTTTTAAATTTGGCGGCGCAAAATTGAGCCGCCAACTTGAATTGTTCACTCGGCCGAAAAATCGGCGCAGTCCATTGCCACTTTTGGCAACTTAGACGCAAAATGCGGGTTGGTTAACTAGGTCGAAAATTTCGACTCACTAACTCAGCTTAACAAGTGTAGTCAGCACTACACTTGCTAGGTCAGCGGAAAACTCCGCTTAGTAGCTCGGCTTAAAGTTCAGTGCAGTATTGCGCAGATCTACTACCTAAGTTAAACTTAGCCAGTCTGATTCACTTTAGCGGAAAATTCTGCTCTACTAAAAAGCGCCGCGCCTTTCAGCACGACACTCATTGGTTATTTAGTTTGTTGCTCCCGCTGTTCTCTAGCCAGTCTAGTCTTCCGGTTATGATGTCGGTAACATAATGGTTGTAGGTTGCTTTCATCTAAGCGACGTGACCAATCATCTTTGATTTCAATAACGTGATCGACCACATCGGCTTTACGGATCACCCCATCTTGGTAGCACTGTACACATACCGGATTGCTTTCAAGGAACCGCCGTGACAACTTGCGCCATGCTGACGACTTGTAGAACTGTTGGTACTTACTCTCATCTGAATCGTACATGCGTTTGTGATACCGCCACTTGTTAGTTGCCTTGCGGTGCTTCTCGCAATAGCGTGTGTCATAGGCAACCAACGTCCGACAACCCGGGTGCTCGCATTGCTTCATTGGCTTAGCCATGACCGTTGACCTTAGTTAGTGTGACCACGTCATAAGCATTCATCTCGCTATCAGAACTAACGCCAGCAACGCGATACGTCACCCCATCTAATATTGCTTCCAAGGTTGTCGTGATTCGATCGTCATAGCGTACCACAATTAGCTGGTTAGTTGTCGCAGTCGTACCAGTAAGGCTAATAGTGTTACTGATGGTCAACGTATACTCACCACACCAGACAGTGAACAGTGGCACGAATTGTTGCTTGGTTGTGCCGTTTATTGGATTTTCAACTGACTTGACGGTGCCAAACTGTACCCGCTTATTTAGTCGGCTTAGATTATAGTTCTTCATTAGTTAACCTCACTTGTAAATAATCATGGCGCAATATTCTGCAGAAGAAGAATCTAGGTCTGCCCCAAACGCGTTACTTGAAAACTTAATGTCAATGACATTGTCACTATCAATCCGGTTGGCTAATTCTCTGTTAATTGCTCGGTCTAAATCTTGTACAGACATTTGCATAATCGTTTTTGTTTTAATCATTATAGTTAGATCCTTTCTATCATGTTAATCATCTAATTGTTCCAACATCTTGTACGCATTTTTGCGTTGTTCTTCATCGCTTAAAGGATTATTCAAAACTTGGCTTGAAACGTTTCGGATAACGTAGGCGTCAGCTAACCAACCTTGACTTGATTTCATAAAGTGATCGTCACTAAATTGTGCATAAATGGGGTACATGAGTTTTAAGTCTCTTACAGTTTCTGGCTCATATTCTCCATCTTCATTTGGGGTAAAGTTCCCAACCAATCCTTTATCTTTTGCTTTTTGAGTTGGATCACCATTTTGATCCAAAGCACCTTCTTTAATCAAGGCTCTGTAAATACACGATTTCAATTCGTTAACTCTATTTGAGACAACTGGTCCATATTGTTTAACGTAAATGTCAAAAGCTTGCTCAACTAAACTTGGATAAATTACTTTCATTTTTCCTTTTCCTCCTGTACTGGAAATGTTTGTTTTAACGTGGTCCACGTGGTCCGGTGGTCCAAACGTTGATATATCAACGCTTTAAAGCCCCCCTGACGTGGTCCATATGGTGGTCCAACGTGGTCCACTTGGTAAATTTCTGATTAAACTTCGCGCATATACCCATGTAGACGTTGGCCATTCATTCTAATTCGTTGACTTTTCCAACCGTCCATATTGTCCATTAACAACTTAATTCGCTTAGCTTCCGAGTTTGTTCGTCCGGT